CCGTCAAATTCACGCCGCGCAACGCTTACGGGGAATTCGTGCCGGGGATTGTCACGCCGGCGGTTCGTGCGGGCGTGGAAGGCGTCTGCGACTTCATCAAAGAACGCGCCCAGGCGCTCGCGCCCCTACGCACCGGGCGATTGCGCGACTCGATCTTTACCAAGATTGACGAACGCCTTATCAGCATTCGCGGCTATGTCGCGCCCAATGTGCCCTATGCGGCCTATGTGGAATTCGGGACGGGCATTCGAGGCGAGATGTCTGCAGGCGCTGGCGGCGGCCCCTATAGCCCGACCTGGCCGGGCATGGCGGCGCAGCCCTATATGCGCCCGGCGTTAGATGAGGCGAAAGACGCCATGCTCGGATTGATCGGCGATAAGCTTTCGGCGGCGATCGGGAGCCCCTACAAATGAGCCATGCCGACGACCATCGAACAGAAGATTATTACGGCTGCGAGCGCAAACGCCGGCTTACAGAACTTACTCGGCACGAATCCGTTTCGTATGTACGACACCCAGGAAGTCGTCGGCTCGCCCTTCCCCACCACGACCTTGATGACCGTCTCCGACACCAAATCCTACACCGCAGAAGGGCGCAACAATCTGGCGCGGTATCGGGTGCAGTTCACGATCTGGGGAGGCCAATTTGCGGCTGGCGCCGCGCAGGCGGCCGCCGTGCGGGATGCCTTGATGGCGTTTCTGGATGGGTTCTCGGCGGTCAGAAACGGGCAGGTAGCGACTCAGGTGGTCTTGGAGCGGCGCGGCTTATTTCCACTGACGGACGGGCCTACTTGGCAGCGGATTTTAGACGCGATGATCTATTCCGACGATTCTTTGTGAGGTGATTTATGGGCGCAACAGAAGTTGCAGTACAGGGATTAGCGTTGATGGCCGGCAATGGTCAGAGCCCCGAGTCGTTTCAGACGGTCGCAAACATCGAAAGCTACAGCCAGGCGGGACAAACGCGCGTTGTGGACACCTCCAACGTGACCGACCTCTGGCAGAGATATGTCCCGACGCTGCTCGAAGCCGGCAAAATCACGATGACGATTTTCTGGGTCCAGGACGATCCCTCGCACGATATGCAGGTCGGAGGCCTGCGCTACCTTTGGGTCAACAAGACGCGGGCTGACTTCCAAATACACTATCCCCCCGCGGGCGGCGGGGGCATCGACTCTTTCATCGGCTACGTCACCAAGTTCACGCATTCCGGAAAAGTTGCGGATGTGTTTAAGGCCAGCATCGAAATATCGGCAACCGGCACGCCGTCCCTGGTGTAAGGAGAAAATCTTATGGAAGGAACCGGCATCGAGTATCCCACCATCGAGATCGCCGGCAAGCGATACACCGTAAAGTTTAGCCGCGGAGCGCTCTACCGGCTGGACAAGGCCGGATTCGATCTGCGTGAATTGGGGCCATCGATTCAGCGATGGTTTCCAAACGGGGGGCGAGACGGAAACGTTCGTCTATCGGTACTGTTTGACGTCCTTCACTCGGCGATCGCCGAGCAACTGCCGACCGGCATGAACGCGATGGAACTCTGCGAGCTGGCTTTGCCGATGGACTCGCCGGGCGAGGAAACTCAGAAACGAGTGGTTGAGATCGCGACCGCCATCATTCAAGCCCTAATAAAAATGGCGCCGCCGGCTCAGACGCGGCTCCGCGAGACGGCGGCTCCCCTTATGGAGCGAACCCAATAGACGAAGAGTACTGGCTTAAGACGTGGGCCTTCGCGGTTTCTCCGCACGGCCTCGGATTGTCCAGTGCGGAATCGTGGAATCTTACGCCGCGCGAATACCTCGCGCTGCTAAAAGTTCATCCCAATTATGAGACGAAAGAGAAACCGCGTACAAAGACCACAGCAGAAATCCGGCGCGATCTCTGGCCAAATCATCCCACAGTCATAGCGGAGCTTCCAGATTGGGCCAAAGGCTTAGCCGAGCGACAGAAGCGAGAGGAAAACGGGCGTGGCTGACAACACCATCGGCGAGCTGACCGTAGCCATCACCGGCGATTATTCCGAACTCCAGCCGGCAATCAATGCGGCCGCCGAGCTGGCCCAAACCAGCGGCGACCAGATCGCATCGGCCTTCGGCAGCCAGGTCACGCCGGCGTTAGAGCAAGCGGGCGCGGCGGCGGGCAGCGCTGGCGACCAGTTCCATCAACTGCACTTGAATTTGGAAGAGATGGCGAGCCTGGCCGGCTTCACGGTCGGCTTAGAGAAAGCTGTCGATCTTCTGAAGGAATTCGTTTCCGACGCGATCGACGCCGCGAGCAGCGTGCAGTTTTTGACCGTGGCGCTCACCTCGTTGACCGGGAGCGCAGAGGCCGCCAATGAAGTTCTGGAAACCGCGGCGAACGTCGCATCGAACACCACAGCGAGTTTCCTTTCGCTCGCCCAATCCGGTCAGCAGCTAGCGGCCTTTGGAATTGGCGCCGATGCGATCAAAACGGCGCTCGAGGGCATCGCCGACTGGTCGGAGATTTCCGGTCGTAGCGTCGAATCGCTTACCGGGGCGCTGGAGCGTGTATACCTTACGGGCGACGCCAGCGCGCGCGTGCTCCGCACACTGGGCCTGAGCCTAAACGATTTGGCCGACGTGATGGGCATCTCGTCGGATCGGGTCATCACGGCCATCAAGGCGTTAGGCGCGGAATCCGACGTCACGATGGAGATTTTCGCCGAGGCGATGGTCAACAAGGGCCAAAAATCGGCGCAAGACCTCGCCAACACGCATGAAGTCGTCGTCAACCGGCTCAAGACCGCCTGGCATGAATTCGCAAGCGATGTCGGTTCCGTGATTCTGCCGGCGCTCGATAAGCTTTACGACGCTCTTGAGCACATGATGGCGGGCGTCGCCGCCACCGCCGTCATCCTGACCGAATTCGCCAAAAATCCGATTAAAGCGGTCACGGACGGGCTGAACGAATACGCCAAGATTCTCGGCGTTACGGCGGCCGCGACGACGCAATCGGCGGAATCTCAAGCCGACCATACGAAAAAACTCCAGGAAGCAGTGCAAGCGGCTCTCGGGGCTGCAGATGCACAAGCCAAGCTCGCGGAAAACACCAAGACGCTTCACGACCATACCCAGAATTTCGCAACTGAAATCGGGCGGCTGGTTTCCGAGTATCAGCGCTTAGCAGGCTCCGATGCAGCCTTCGCCGGCCAAGCCGCAGCCGACAGCACCATCCTCGAAAAACTGCAACAGGAAATGACCCGGCTCCGCGACAACATGATCGCGGCTGGCGAATCCGGAACGTTCGGCTTTAAGCAGGTTCAGGCGGCGCTCGATGACCTTAACGCCAAGATGATCGCGGCGGGAGTTGGGACCGAGAAGCTCAATGCCGACATCGACCGGCTGAGCGAGCGCACGATCGACAATTTCAACAAGATCGCCGCTGGCATCGCCGCCGCTATCGACCCGGTAGGCGGCCTTACGGATGCGATGGTCAAGCTCCAAGACCAGGTCGCCAAGAACCAGGAGCAATACGATAACTTGCTGCAGGCGTTCGTGAACCTTACCCAGATGGGCATTCTGAGCGGGGCGAGTTGGGAGGAAGCTTTCAAAAAGGTCGAGGAAGCAGCCAAGGCCGCAGGCGTCACCGTCCAACAGTTCATCAGCGATTTGCAGGTCGCCAACTCCGAGTTCGGGCAGCTGCCCATCATTTCCGACCAGGCCCGCCAGGCGACGGATAAGCTACAGCAGTCCATGACCCAGTTGGGGACGCACGGGCGCACCGCGATTGACGATATCAACCGAGCCATTGAGCGGGATTTGTCCAAGGCGCTCACCGACGTCATCTTTCAGACCGGCAAGGTTTCCGACGCCTTCAAGAAACTGGGCGAAGATGTGGTGGACATCGTCCTGAACCACATCATCAAAGATGCGCTCAGGCCGCTGCTCGACATGCTGGACAATGTCCTGTCCAAACTCGGCCTCGGCTCGGCTGGCGCGGCTGGCGGCACGGCGCTGCCTGGCTTCGCGCCTGGCATGGCTGGCTCTACCGGTATCGGCGGCGTCGGCGGGGCCGTCAGCGGCGCGCTGGGCGGCGCGCTGGGCGCCGTGGGGGCCATTGGCGCGGTGGGGTCGTTCGTCACCGGCGTAATTGGCGATTTCCAGACCGCGCACCAGACCGACGTGCTCCGAAGCATCGAATATAACACCCGCGTTACAGCCCAGTGGATCGGTCCGCACGGCGGCTCGGGCGTGGGCGATTGGACCTGGCAAACGGCAGTGAACACCATGGGCGTCACCGAATTTGTGGGCGGCGGCGGCTGGTTCCACGATTCGGTCGTTCAGCAGTTGGACTTACTGCGAGATATTGATTCGCAGCTCAAAACTATAGCCAAGACGCCGGGCGGCGGCGGCGCGATCGCGGGAGGGATCGAATCGAGCGGAAACGTCGTCGTGAACTTCGGGCCGATCAATATCAACGGCGCGGGCAATCCCCAGCAGACCGTGCAACAGATCGCAAACTACTTGCGCCGTGTTTCCAACAAGTTCGGACCGCCGTAGGGGTGTACAGAAATTTTTCAATTGACAAATGGCCATCGGGATCATAATTAACGGGACTGATAGAAGCGGCTACCTCGACAAGACCGAGGGCGGCGGCAAGGGCGGGCAGTCCCAGCATCAGGTCACCAAGGCCCAGCGCGGCACGATGACGCTGGTTTTGAGAATTCACCCTAACGACTCCTGGCCCGGCCCCACCGTCGGGCAGCCCGTGGGCGTCTACAACCAGCTCGGCCAGCGGGATTTCGGGGGCCTGATCA